CAAGCCGGTCGCCGAGGGGTTGGGTGTTGCTCATGGTCGTGGTTCCTTGGTGGTGAGTGAATCAGGCGAGGTCAGTGAGGTCGGAGAACTCCTCGGCGACCGGCTTGACCTCGATGGCCGGGCGGGGATCAGATGCGGGCGCGACGTGCGGCTTGCCGTCGGCCTGGGTGATGAGGCCGTTGGCCTTGGGCCACTGGCGCGGGCCGATCTTGCCGGCCTTGAACAGGCGCTCGGCGTCGGTGGGGCTGATGAGCTTGAGGTTGTAGGCCTCCTCGATCGGCAGGCGGAAGGTCTTGCGCAGCAGTTCCTCGGCCGCCTGGGCGTCGGTCCAGGCCCGGTTGCCCTTCTTGCCCTGCACCAGCTTGTAGCCGGGCACCGGCTCGCCAGCCAGCAGGCGGCGCTCGGCCTCGGCGCGCACGGCCTTGCACCAGTCCTCGATCAGATCGACCTTGGAGAGGCAGGCGGCGAGCCAGGCGGCGGCATCGATTGCCGCGGGCGCTTCGACAGTGAGGTCGGCGAACTCGTCGGGCGTTGCCGCCTGCTTGTCGCCGTGGTGCCCGCCGATGATGGTGCTGGCCACCTCATCCCGCAGCGCCGGGCAGGTCGCCTTGGCCGGGCAGAAGCGGCACTGCTTCTCGCCGGGGGAGAGGAAGCCCGAGTGGCCTGGCTCTGCGGTCATTGCGACCCGCACGCGCTGCACCGCCTCGGCACCCACGGTGCGCGCCCACTCGTACAGGTCCGCCTTGCTGACCACCCACTCCTTCACGCCACCGGCGCGGGGCTGGACGATCACGCAGCGCACGGTGTCGAAGTCGCCGGCCACGCCATCGAGCAACTCCAGCGCGCCGAGGGCGTAGAGCATCAGCTGCGGGTTGTCCTCGGCGCTGACGTCGACACCGCGGCCGCACTTGAGGTCGACCACGATGAGCTCGCTGCCCTTGGCCACGATCGCGTCGGCAGTGCCGAACCCGTCGTCGGCGTCGGGCGGGATGCCCAGCGGCGCGGCGAAGCTGACGCGCTGCTCAACCCAGAGGCTGTCGCCGTTCAGGCCGAGGACGTAGTCGACGTAGGCCTGGCCGCAGTCCTGCATGTCTTCGGTCCACGCGATGGCGTGGCCGTCGACCTCGAACTCGGTGCCGAAGGCGGGCCACCGGCCGCCGTTGAGCACGCCGGCGCTGACCTCGTGGATGCAGGTGCCCTCGGCCGCGTAGGCCGAGGACGTGCGCGGCGCGTTCGCGGTCAGCACTGCGCTGCCGGGGCAGAGCATCAGCTGTTCAAACTTGGACGCGCTGAATGTGTGGGCGTGTTCAGCCACGGCTCACCCCAGCGCGACGACGTCGTCGTAGGCGGCCTGCCAGGTGCTGGCGGCCAGGTCCTTGAACGTGGCGCCGCCGTGCTTCTTGGCGATGGCCAGCAGCGCGTCCTTGCCGTGCTTGGGCACCGCGGCGTTGACGGCCTTCTGCAGGGTGGCGTACTCGAACGCGGGGGCGTCACCGGCAGCGGGCGCACTGGCAGTCGGGGCGGTGGGCGACGCCGGCTCGGACTTCGCGGTCGATGCAGCGGCCGTTGTTGCAGTAGACGGGGTTGCGGCAGGCTTGTCCGCAGACTTTCCCGGCGCCTCACGCGACTCGGCGACGGCGGGGGGCGTGCCGCGGGCCGCCGTGGGGTCGACGGTGTCGGCCAGCGCCGTCTCGTTGGCCTGCAGCACGGCGGCCTTCTCGTTGGCGGTGACGCCGGCGCTCGGCGTCGGGGCGGGGGTGGCGAACGCCAACACCTGGCGCAGCTGCTCCGGGGTGTTGATCGTGAAGGTGAGGGTGACGGGGAACAAGGCAGGGCTCCTTGGGTTTAGCGGTTGCGAGAGCCCCGACTGTAGCACCTGCTGAAACGCGCACGCAAGAAAAAGGGCACTAGGGAAAACCCTAAGCGCCCTTCCCTCGTATCAGGCCAGCAGGTCAGCCAGCGCGAGCACCAAGGCCACCACCCCCAGGCCCACCGCCCACCGCACGTTGCGCCTGATGTCGGCCAGGGGGTCGTCCCAGACACCGCCGTGCTCCATCAGGTACTTGATCCTCTGCTGCAGTTGTTCGTCCTTCACTTCAGCAACCTCACGACTCGTTGGATGAACGCCTCGTCCAGCCTGCCCGTCAGCTTCCGGTGCTCGTAGACCAGCTGGACAACGTCAGCAAAAGTAGACGGTTGCGGGCGCTTCTTCAAGTCGTCCAGGGCCGCGGCCACGGCGCGGACGCAGGCGGCCAGCGCCTCGTCGTCGATCTGGGGTAGCCCCGATTGCTCTTGGTCGAGCCATCCTGTAGGGAGCGTGAGCTTGGCCTCGATCTCACGGGCCACTTTCTCGCTGACCTCCCGGCTCGGGTTGGGCCCGACCAGCTGCGCGAGGTAGCTGCCGTTGGAGTGGCCCAGCTTCTTGGCCAGGCTCGTCGGCCCGCCCCACTCCCCGACCAAGCGCCGCAGGTTGTCCCGGCGTGTGCGGTATACGTCCATCGGGCCAGCCTGACACATGATCAGCGGGTGCTGCAAGTTCTTTACGCCGTGCTAAAGTCGGCGGCATGGACCGAATCGAAATAGGCGACTGCCGGGAGGCCATGCAGCGGTGGCCTGAAGGTGTGGCAGACGCGTGTATCACCGACCCGCCTTACGGCGACACCTCGCTGGACTGGGATCGCCAGGTTGCAGGCTGGCTTCCGTTGGTCGCTCGCGCGCTGAAGCCGGCGGCGTCGATATGGGTCTTTGGGAGCATGAGGTTCCTGGCCCCGCTGTTCCAGCAGCTGCAGGATCTTGGGTTCAAGTACAGCCAGGACGTGGTGTGGGAGAAACAGAACGGCACCGGCTTCCACGCGGATCGGTTCCGTCGCGTGCACGAGCACGCGGTCCTGTTCTACCGCGGAAACTGGGCGTCGGTTTATCACGCCACGCAGTACACGAACGACGCGACAAAGAAAACTGTAAGGCGGAAGACGCGGCCGGCCCATACCGGCCACACCGACGCGGGTCACTACGTCAGCGAAGACGGCGGGCCGCGCCTTATGCGGTCGGTTCTACGAGTACGCAACGAACACGGGCGCGCGGTCCACCCGACGCAGAAGCCGATCGCCGTTGTCGAGCCCTTGCTTCTTTACAGCGTCCCGCCGGGCGGCCTCGTGCTGGACCCTTTTATGGGGTCGGGCACAACCGCCGCGGCGGCGGTGACGCACGGCCGCCACTACTTGGGGTGTGAACTGAACCCCGCTTACGCATCGCTGCAGCAACAGCGCATCGCAGCAGCTTGCGCTGCTGTCCTTGACGAGATCGCCTAACCACAACCTCCACCGACACGATGACCACCTTCACCGTCCTCAAGACCTGGCTGCGCCAAGCCACCCGCGCCGAGCAGGAGACCCTCGCCGAGCGCGCGGGCACCAGCGTCCAGTACCTCGGGCACGTCGCCGCGGGCGACGACAAGAACTACAAGCGCGAGCCCAAGCCCGCTCTGGCCGCCGCGATCGAGCGCGAGACCAAGGCGATGGCCCGGGCCAGCAAGGGCCGCCTGCCGGTCGTCTACCGCACCGACCTGAACTCGACCTGCAGGGGGTGCGAGTTCGCGCGCCGGGCGTTGGGTGATGAAGTTGTCGTCCGCTCGGAGTTCCCTGTCGTCGTCTACACCCCAGAGGATCGTGGTTAAGCCGGCCAAGGTCACCGTCGAGGTGCGCGAGAAGGCGTGCAGCGCCTGCTCGGCGGTGAAACCGCGAGAAGCGTTCTTCAAAGACGTGCGCCTTCGCAGCGGCTTGTCGTCGAAGCGCAAGGACTGCGCCTACGCTCAGTCCAAAGCGTGGCGGGCCAACAACCCCGACGCCTACCGTGAGTCCTACACCCGCTGGCGCCAAGAGAACTCCGAGCGGGCGAAAGAGGCTGCGAAGGCTTGGTACGCCAGGATCGACTGTGCAGCGCGCGGGCGTGAGCGCTACCGGGCCAACCGTGAAACAGAGCGAGCCCGATATCGTGCTTGGGCAAAGAAGAACCGGGCGCTGCTGTCGGCGCTCAACGCCGCGTACTTCGCAGCGCGCGACAAGCGCACGCCAGCGTGGGCAGACATGGCCGCTATCGCCGAGGTCTACCGGCACGCCGCGGCGATGCGCGAGTTGGGCTTCGACGTTCACGTCGACCACATCGTGCCGCTACGAGGCAAGAACGTGTGCGGCCTTCACGTCCACTGGAACCTTCGCGTCGTCGATGCTCGAGAGAACGTCGCCAAGGGAAACCGACTTCAAGAGGAGCTTCTGTGCGAGTTGACCAACAATCCCGCGGCAAGTGAGCCATGAACGCCGTGACCAAACTCTCAGCCCACCTCTCGGGCCTGACCGTCCCCGATGAGATCCGAACGGTCAAGGGCTGGCTCATGTGGCGGCTCGAGCACCGCGAGGGCGAGGAGCGCCCGCGCAAGGTGCCGTACTACGTCAACGGCCAGCGCAGGCACGGCCGCCAGGGCGACCCTGCTGACCGCGAGGCGCTGACCACGTTCGACGCTGCGCGCGCCGCCGCGGCACGCAAGGGCATGGACGGGGTCGGGCTGGCGCTGCTGCCCGAGTGGGGGCTCTGCGCCCTCGACTTCGACAAGTGCATCGCCAACGGCGAGCTCCACCCCGAGGTGGCTGAGATTGCCGCCCAGTCCTATGCCGAGTACAGCCCCAGCGGCACCGGCGTGCGCGTGCTGTTCAAGGGCAACCTGCTCAACCGCAAGTCCTTCGAAGGCGGCTACGGCTTCGAGACCTTCAGCACCCGGGGCTTCGTCACCGTCACCGGCAACGTGCTGGAGATAACCGAGCTCCTCGGCAACGAGAACACCATCGCCGAGGTGACGCCCGAGGCCACGGCTCTGTTCCGCAAGCGCTTTGGCCAGCGCGAGGAGCGTGGCGCTGTCGGCCACACCGGCGAGGTGCTCGGGCTCACGCCCGAGGAGATCGACCGCTGCCTCGAGCACCTTGACCCCAGCATGGGTCACGACCAGTGGCTGGCGGTGGGCATGGGCCTGCACCACGAGACGCGCGGTGAGGGCTTCGAGACGTGGAACGCCTGGAGCGAGGGCAGCGACAAGTACCCGGGCCGCGACGTGCTGCGCCACCGCTGGGACAGCTTCGGTCGCAACGACGGGCCCACCGTGACCGCCAAGAGCCTCGTGCACATGGCGAACAAGGCCGGCGCCAACGTCGGGCGCAGCGGCCCGGCCAGTGCTGATGAGTTCGACGCGCTGGTCGAGGCTCAGGTGCCCACGCCGGCCAAGGCCGCGCGCTTCGTCTTCGAGCCGGTGGCCACCTTCGCGGGCGTCCAGTCCTCGGCGTGGTGGGTGAAGCAGGTGCTCCCGCAGGCGGGCCTGGCCGTGGTCTACGGCGCCAGCGGGTCGGGCAAGTCGTTCGTGATGCTCGACATCGGCATGGCCATCGCCCGGGGCCTGCCGTGGCGCGGGCACAAGGTCAAGCAGGGCAGGGTGGCGTACATCGCCGCCGAGGGCTCTGGCGGCTTCAGGAAGCGCATCACAGCCTACGCCCAGACCAACGACCTCGACCTGGCCGCGGTGCCGATGACGGTGCTCAACGCGGCGCCCAACCTGATGGAGGCCAAGGACAGCGCGGCGGTGGCCGCAGCCATCCAGGCGGCCGGCGGTGCCGACATCGTGGTGGTGGACACCTTCGCCCAGGTCATGCCGGGCGCCAACGAGAACGCGGGCGAGGACGTGGGCAAGGCGCTGGGGCACTGCAAGCGGATCCACGAGGCCACGGGCGCGCTGGTGGTGCTGGTGCACCACTCGGGCAAGGACCAGGGGCGTGGCGCCCGTGGCTGGTCGGGCCTGCGCGCCGCGTGCGACGCCGAGCTCGAGGTGGTCAAGACCGAGGCTGGGGCCCGCTACCTGCGCCTGTCCAAGAGCAAGGACGGCGAGGACGGGCTGGAGTGGGGCTTTGAGCTCCAGCAGGTGCAGCTGGGCGTTGACGAGGATCTGGACCCCATCACCAGCTGCGTGGTGCGCGAGGCCGAGGTCAACAAGGCTCGGGTCATCGGCCGGAAGCTGGGCGCGAACGAGGTGGTCGTCAACCAGGTGCTTCAGGAGTTCGCCAAGGTCCAGCTGGTCGGCATCGAGATCGACGCAGTGCTCGAGGAGGCGCTGCGACTGGCCGATCCCGAGCCGGCGAAGCGCAAGGCGACGCGCACCAACCTCAAGAGGGCACTGCGCAATCTGTGCGAGGACGCGGGGCTTTACGAGTTGGACGCAGAAACCAACACGGTGAGCGTGCTGTGAGCGCGCAAAACTTTGCAGGAAGCAGAGGCATCACGGGCATCACGAGGGCATCACGATGCCTCACGATGCCCCGGCAAAAGGCATCACGGGCATCACCACCCTATAGGGGTGATGCCGTGATGCCCCCCGCGATGCGATTCCAAAGCCTGAATGCGCTGGAAATCACACGAAAGGACAGCCGATGATGAGTGCGCATAAATCTGCAAACAAGCTGCGAGCAGTCAACGAGCGCGGACACGTCATCGGGGAGGATCACCCGCGCGCTGTGCTCACGGACCTGGAGGTGAGCGTGGTGCTGGAACTGCGCGAGGAGGGCTGGTCGTTCGGTCGGCTGGCCAAGCACATGGACGTGAGCAAGTCCTGCATCGCGCGCATCTGCTGGGGCACGCGGCGTGGGCAGTTCCCGGCCGGCTTCAGGCGTGCCCGAGCCCCCGGGTGAATCAGCTAAATTCAGCCGATCCATGGCCTACACCAACTACGACTGGAAACCGGCGTTCCTCGCTGCCCTGCGCGAGGTGCCCGTGCTCCGCCACGGCTGCGACGTGACGGGCGTGCACCGCACCACCGTGCACAAGGCTCGTGAGGCTGACCCCGAGTTCGACAAGGCTGTGGAGCAGGCGCTGGAGGACGGCATCGACCGCGCCGAGCAGGAGGCCTTCCGCCGCGGCGTGCACGGCTTCGAGGAGCCCGTCATCGACCGGGGCCGGCTGGTGTACCAGTACACCCGGCGCGTGGACGAGGACGGCAAGGAGCACTACGAGCCCGTGCTGGACGCCAACGGCCAGCCGGTGCCGCTGACGGTGCGCAAGCACAGTGACACGCTGCTGGCCAAGGTGCTGTCGGCCCGCCGTGCCGCCTACCGCACCGAGCGCACCGAGCTCACGGGCGCCGGCGGCGGCCCGCTGGTCGTGGACAGCACGCAGCGCCAGGCGCGCGTCGCTGCGCTGTTGAGGGCCGCCGCGGCGCGGCGTGACGCCGACGACATCGCG